GCCTCCATATGCACTTGATTAATCCATTTAGGTGAATCAGTTGGTGCAAAAGAAAGATTAAGTGATTGAGTTTGGTCAATATACTTTTGACGAACAGCTGCTTGCTGTACTAGTCCTAACTGGTTAATTTCTGGAAAGGTTAAGAATACTTCTTTTTCATCTTCACTTAATACGTTATGAGGAAGATTTACTACTGAGCCTCCATCAGCTAAGATTTGATCCCATACTTTATCTGTATTATGTCCTTTAGATTCTAGTAAAGTTTCTAGTTCAGGATTTTTTACAATAAAAGTACCTTTAGCACCATTAAATGTGTAAATATTTGCTGGTTGGGGTTCAATACCTGCTGAACATGAATTGATACGTGAATTAGATACTGTAGGGGCAATAGCTAACAAGTGGGTATTTCTCATACCTGTACCTTTACACCAAAGTGGTTCGCCATATTCTTCAGCTAGATCACGAGAAGCTTTTTCTGCTTTTTTCTGGATATCACTAAAAATAGTGTGTGTCCAGGCAGTAGAAGCGATTGAGTTAAATGGTAGGCCTTTTTGTTGTAGGAAAGTATGCCAACCCATTACCCCTAAACCTAATGCTCTACCTTTTTTAGCATGTCTATGAGTACGAATCATTGATTCTTTACCATTAGTTTTTTGGATAAATTCCTCCATTATACCATCTAAGAACCAAATCGAAGTTTCTACAACATCTGTATCTTTCCATTCATCATACTTAGCTAAATTAAGTGAAGATAAACAACAAATAAAGCTATGTTCTTCATCTGTGTGAAGTGTAATTTCAGTACAAATGTTAGTCATACTTACATCAAGGTTATTCATCATGTAAGCTAAAGGATTTGCTTTGTTAACATTATCCTTAAACATAATATACGGTTCTCCTGTTTCTACTCTTGATTTGAGAATTTCAAGCCATAGTTTCATTGCTTCCGGATCTCTATCGTTTAGACGCTTCATAAAATGATCGTCTACTACAGCACATTGGTGTAAGTTTAGACATTGTCTGTTTGGATCTCCCTTAGGTCTACGAATTTGTAAAAATTCATCAATGTCTAAGTGGTTAATATCTAAGTTTACAGAAGCTGCTCCTCTACGTACCGAACCTTGGTTGGTAGCAATAATAGTAGAGTCATAGATTTTTGCCCATGGCACTACTCCTTCAGATTTTCCGTTTCCTCTAATATTTGTTCCTCTAGGTCTAATTCGGCTAAGGGATATTCCCACACCTCCCCCGTAACTAGTAAGGCGCATAAGCTCTGCGTTAGTGAGGCCAATACCACGTACCGAATCCGGAGTATCAATACCAAAACAGCTAATAGGCAAACCCCTGTCAGTACCAGTATTACTGAGAACAGGAGATGCGAGACCAATCCATCCATTCCAAATGTATTTAAAGAATTTATTAGCTAATTCTGGCTTACCTAATCTGTCTGCTACTGCATTAGCTACGCGTCTATACGCTTTGCGGGGTGTTTCCCCTGGTAGAAGGTAACCTTTACTGATTGTGGATAAAGCTACATCATCAAAAAATTCAGGGTAATCTTTACCACGTACCCATTGGGTGTAATCTGCTATTAAATTGTTATCCATAATTAAAAAATACTTTCATCCCACTCCATGTGGCCTTTTGAATAATTTGTTACTCTATTTGCAAAAAAGTCTGTGTGTTGTTTTCCTGCTGATAAATGGTCAAACCATTTCATTCTACCTACAGCATTCATATCAACATCATCAATAATGGGTTTATAACCTAAATCTCCTAATTTTGTGTTTACTCTATTTTTAATAAAGTGAATTAAATCATTTTTATTACATCCTTCTAAGTCACCAAGCTCGTAAACTTTATTAATAAAATCAAGCTCAAGTTGTAAAGAAAGTAAAGCTGCTTCATTTATGGCTGCTTCAAGTTCTGGAGTTTTGAGTTGAGGATTCTCTTCGATAAGTGTTCTAAATAACCAGCATCCTGCTTCGGAATGCATTGATTCGTCTCTAATAGACCATTCAACAATTTGACCCACTCCCTTAAGCTTGTTTCGCATCTTGAAAGATAAGAGAACGGCGAAGGAAGAGAATAAATTAACTCCCTCGGTAAATGCTGAGAATATAGCGAGTGACTTAGCAATTTCGTGCCAGTCTTTCTCACCATTAAAACTATCCCTAACAGACATAAGATTTTCAATTTTTGCCATCGTAGTCTCATCTTCCAGGAATTCAGAGAAATCATCAAGACCAAGTTCTTCATTTAATAGTGAATATGCTTCAGCGTGGATTGTTTCAAATGCGCCGAAAGTTGTAGCCATCATTATAACTTCTGGTTTACGAAACCATTTTGTTACCAACCCTGACCAATAATCGTTTACTACTGTTTCAGTTTGGGCAAATCCTTTAAGGATTGAACCAATAATATTTTTTTCTGTTTCAGTTAAATTTTGTTTCCAATCATTAACATCACTCATCATAGGCACTTCGGTATGTAACCAGTGTGCTTGTTGTTGTTTCATCCAATACTCATGTGCTTTCGGATATTCGAATGGTTTATAGACAATACGTTCTTGCAAGAGAGATTTCTTCTTTGCCATTGTAATAATTTAATTAAAAAGTTATAAATTCAATAATCCCTTTAGTTGACTAAGTTGGTTTTTTTCAGCTAAACTAAAGTTGTCAGTAATGGTAGAACCTTCATTTGTATTGGATTCAGAAGGACCAGCTAATGCTTCGTATTCTTCATTACTTACAATTTTATACTCACCAATAGCAATATTGATAGCAGCATTGTAAGTAAGTCCGTCCATTCCGTATCGATTTTTCATTATATGGAGTTTACCTACTCCTGTTTGTTTATCCTTTGCTCTACGACTAATGGATGCTGCAAAATCTGTAATCATCATTTTGTCATAAGAGCCCGCTGCTTTATGCCCTTCAATTACTTCGTCTTGAGCTCCTTGTCTGTTTACTTGAGAAGCTGACCAAATTGGGATATTAAGCTCGCGGGCTAATCCTTTAGTGCTTATATAAATATCATCAATTTCTTCCTTACGCTCCTTACTTGTTTTCTTTGATCGAAGAAGGTCAACATAATCGATAACTACTAAATCAATTTTAGTACCTAAATCCTCGCATTTTTGGATATGAGATTCAATAGTTGATATAGATGCTTTATTAGGTGGAAATTCTTTAATAATCAAATTTCCAGGTAACTTAGTCATAACTGCTTCAACTTTATCTTTATGAAGTGTAATTTCGTTAGCTGGGATGCCTGTAAAATGAGCATCAAATCTTCTACCTACATAATCTTCACCTAACTCTAATGTATAATAAACAACATTAAATCCCATTTTGACAGCATTACCAGCTAATGCTACTAATGACCAAGATTTACCAGCACCCGGACCACCAAAAATCAAACCAAAATCACCATTACCTAAACCCCCTTGTAAAATATCATTAAATTGAGGCCAAGGTGTTGGGATTGTAATACGTTGTTCTTCTCTATAACGTGTTTCAATATCTTTCATGTATTCATGTCCAATATTTTTATCCATCCCAGCTTTAAGAGCATTATCGATTAATCCTCGAATTGAATCATAATCTTCAGCCTGAAGTAAATCAACACTGCCTAATAATGCTTTTTTTAATTGTTGATTCTTACAAAATGCTGAGAATTCGGTTTGAATATACTCAGCATCTGAAGCTACTATTTTATAAGCATCTCTAAGTTGTTCTCTAATGGATACCTTTAAAACATCATTTGTAACTTTTTCATATTCTGCCTTTAATACCTCAGGAGTAGGGGTTGTATGATAATCGTTGTAATACTTAAGAATATTATCAATAATCCATTTATGTGCTTGATTATCAAAATATGATGAATCTAAAATATCATGGATATTAATTAAAAATTCTTTACGTTCAAGTAAGGAATGAATAACCTTAATTTGAAATGCTGGTCCGTATTTATTTAAATCACTCAGGGTCATTTACAAAACTATTTAATGTTCGAAACTGATTGTTTAGCCAGAATTCAGGGTTTTTAATTAAGTGACGTAACCCATCTTCTTGGTAGAATCTAAGAAAAGGTTTTGGATTAAGCACGGGTGGTTCTTCGTCTATTAAAGAGTTTAAGTATTCTTTTTCAATTTCATTAATCATAGGATCATGTAAATTCATAATCTTGTAATTATTCCTAAGATCATTTTCTTGAAGAACTACACGAGAATAAATTAAATGTTCCTTATGTTTTTCAGCACTAATTTCTATAATATCATCTAAAGTAAGACTACGTTCTCCTAATTCTGGGAATAATTTGGCTAATTTTTTAGCCCCTAATCCTTTAATTCCAGGTACTTTATCAGAAGCATCTCCCATTAGTACTTTATATAAAATAAAGTTTTCAGGTAATACTCCAAATTTTTTCTGTACTGTATCTGCTGTATAGTAATCTTTTTCTATAGGACGATATACACAGATTTTATCACTGGCTAATTGAATAAAATCCTTATCACTTGATACAATAAATGCACGGGAGTTATCATTAGTTGATGTGATTTCACTTGCTAAATGCGCGATTATATCGTCGGCCTCTACCTTATCGAGCGCTACGGTTTTAACAGGAAGACACTTTAAATAATCAATTAATCTTACAATTTGATCTACTTTAGCATCGTGTTCATCTCCTACGTCTTCAAAAATATCCCAGTTAGTAATACGAGACTGATGACGACCTGCCTTGTATTCTGAAAGGATATTTTTTCGGTTCATAGAGGAATTTTCCCCATCAAAAATTATATACATTGAAGTTGGCTCAATAGTATTTATTAGAGTCCCCAATGAACGAAGAAAACCGCCTAGTCCACCTACGTGAACACCATGTTCATTAACAATGTTAAGCATGGCAAAGTTTCTAAAAAATAGATTTAGACCGTCAATAAATAAAACTCTTTCATGTGGTGAGGAGGGTGTCTCCGGCTCCTTATCCATGTTATTGAGGAGCTCTAATAAATCCTTATTTGCCATAATTTAATCTGGTTCTTGTGTGAACGTTTCAGTAGGTTCAGCGTCTACTTCTTCTACAATATCAAAATCTCCACCACCTAAAATAGCTTTCCACTCTTCACCTCTTTCATCTTTGTAGGCTTTAAGTGACTTATCACTATCTTCAATAAAACCATGAGGAGTCATAATAATCCTACCACGAGTAGTTACACCATTGATATGATTTTTGTCAATTTGAAGGTTAGTACGTTTAGCGAATTCTACTTGTTTACCATCCTTGATTGCTTTAATTTTAGAAGTACCAGCATTTGAAATATTTCCAAATGTAGCAACGAATGTAGCATCGTACCACATTGTAAATCCACCTTTATTCATCAATTTAGGCATTGACATTGGGGTTTCTGGTTTTGCTGTCCATACTTTATTAATAGCAACTAGTGTATTGGTATACGGGCTACTTTCTTTACGAGACATTACAACTTTTTGGTTTACAACATTACCAAATTGAGTTGACATAGCTCCAGCGTTCCATTCGTTGTTGTTTTTCTTTTTCTCAACAGACATTTGACATGGAACAGATCCAATTGAATCCCATAGGAATAATAGATCATAAGGTAAATTACCTTTTTTCTGTTCATCAAGTAGATCTAAAATAAATGCTGCTACGTCTTCAATTGTATGAAGTGTTTCGCGGTCAGCATAAATAAAATCACCCTGATAGTCTAGTAATTCACCAGTATCTTCATCCCAAATTTCTTGAACATCCAGACCCATTTGCATTGCGTGCTCCCAGTTCCATTTCATCTCAGTAATAATGAATACTGGAAGTACACCTGCTTTTTGACCTGAGACAGCTGCTTCAATTAGTGCTGTAGTTTTGCCTGTATCGGAATGTCCTCTAAGAAGACAAACATGACCCATTGGAATCCCAGGTACAGAAGTTACCTCTTGAAAAGCATTAGATAATGGAATCCATTTCTGTGGTTTAAACTTAACATTACCTCCAAGACCTTTTTTATTCTTAAAACTGTTAAGATCAAACTTAGATTTAATCTCGGCGGACACAGCCGCCGAGAGTGATTTGCTTACTTTTCTTTTAGCCATACTTAAAATGGTAGATCATCATCGTCTTCACCATCAAACAAACTATCAAACTTATCTAGTTTAGTTTGCTTAACGTTTTCGGTTGATGTATTAAGTGAATAATTTGTTTCTGCTACTGGTTTTTCATCATCAATGATATCACCTTCTTGGGGAGCATCTTCAGGAGTTAACCAAGACTCAAGTGCAGCTTTCATTTCATCGTAAGGAACGGGCTTAAATACACTTTGTGGATCTACTTGATTACTCAACCAATTTTCTACCTTTGAAGCATCAGCATCTAGCGGAGTTACTTTCATTGAAGGAGAAGCAGTAGTACGATTGTACTTAGTACCTGTCATTTCAGGTCCTTCTGTATTCAACTTAATATCACGTCCTGAAGCTACATCAGTGTAGTCACCTACTTCCTCATCCATAGCCATTTGCAAAAATGAAGAATACAATTCTTTACCGAACTGCCAAATTTTAACACCTTCATCTTCCATACCACGAACAACTACAGGAGCAAAGTAACGAACTTTTGGTTCAAGTTTCTTAGCCAACTTCCAGTTTTCAGGGTTATCTGTTTGACGAAGTTTTTTAGCAAACTCTACTAGTGGATCTTTTTCACCGAAGTTAATTGGAGAGATCATTACAGGCTTTCCAATACCATAGTGGAAATACAATTCACTAAATGGAGTTGATTTGTTAAACTTTGAGGGAACGATACGAACGTTTTGTTTCCCAATTGATGGTTTCCAGAACAATGATTTACCATTGTTGTTGTTGTTAGAGGTAGGTTTTTCAAGCGCCTCTAGTCGCTTTTTGATTACGTCTAAATCCATGTTTATAACTTATTTTTATTAACAACTAAATATACGAAACGGCTTGCTATGAAGCAAGTTAAAGTTCAATGATTGTGTGAATTTTTGTTTTTAATTCTTTCAGCTCATTTTGCTGGGTTAGTAAAATAGTATTTCTATAATGTTGCCAATTTATTCTAAAACGAGGGTCAACTACACCATTATTAAGGCGTTTAATTAACTCATTTAAAGCATTAATTGTATATAGAGTATTACTATCTTTCTTTCTATGTACTAGGATTGTGTTTTCTGGGATTGAGGCAACATTTGCCTGGTCTACATTGTATGTAACTACGTATTCGTTATTACTTTTTACGTGTAATACAAACATTTTGTTGTACATAATATCGTATCGTGATTGTAGGTCCGATACTAGATTATCCAACTCATCAAGAGTTGTAAATGTACAAAATAACTTGTTATTCAAATCTATACTGTTTTGGGGTGAGTGTATGTCTGACCCATAAATATAGTCATATTTAGGTAAAGTCGTAAGTACTTCCATTTTTTTCTTTAATTTGTAACTTTAATTCTTCAAAAACTTGTTTTATTTGTTCCAATACGGGCAATTCGCTCTCATCAACGTCAAATAAGAATGAATCGTACGTATATAGTACGAGTTTGGTATTCCTACCTTTCAATAGCTTGAATATACGAAATAATATCTCAATATTCACGCTCGTCTCCATATTTTGCAAAACATAGTTAAAGAGCTTTTGTGGGTTCATGTTCTCTAGTTCCCATTCACGATATTGATAACCGGAGATAGGGCATTCTATCCAACCGTTTTCCTCGTATGCTACCCACATCTCATCTATATATACTTGGATTTTCCTAAAGAACTCCAGGTCCTTATATTGGTCAAATACTCCCCCGTATAGTTGTTTAAAAGTTAACTCTTTTGCCTTGTTGTAATCAACGCCATACATGCTTGCAAAAGCCTTATGTATATCATCATCACCAAAATTATAGTCGACAAGCATCCCGCTAAGAGTAGGATGATAGGCGCTAATATCATATTCCACAAACACATCATTACGAGGAATAAAGCTTTTCCTACAACCGTTCTCTTTTGGGAGAGCCGCATAGTTGATACCATCAAACTTGTTGGAAGGCCTTGTAGTAAGGGTATTAAGATTGTAAGAAGTAAATACAAACTCGTCCTGCGGATCCCTCTCGAAATGTTTTTTGAATTCATTTTTATTAATTTTTATACCATTACGCTCAATTGCGTTAAATACTAGTGTAGCTTTGTCATTATAGAACGGGTTTACCGCGATTTCAACGCGGTGCTCTAAATCATCATATACTTGCTCGCAAACCTCATAATGTTTAGTAATTGGCACGAGTTGATTAACCGTCAATAGATCCGGAAATCTCCTATATAATGTAGTATGTGCTGTTGTTTGAGGTAGTATATACGGAGGAGATCCTAATGTTATATCTACAAGTTGCTTTAAAATCGTATAATGTAAGAATTCTTTCTTATCCCTTACATATATCTTCTTTAACCCTTTTAAATACAAATAAACCTCATCCTCAAATAAGTTTTCGCATTCGGGATGAGAAATAGGTAGAATGTATCCCTTATGACCTAAAGTAGGTCTTACATAAAAAGCACAAATGGAGTTTTGTGTAGGGTGTTGATAAGGATTATTTGGGATAATCTCTACAAACGCTTCTTTAAAACCACTATTTTGTAACTTTTCAAATTGTTCTTTATTCTCTATTAACCAAAACATTTATTTAAATATACAACCTATTTTTTAATATATCACTCTTTATAGTATTGAAGATAATTATAATCTAAATAAGCTCCAAGTCCTATAATCCTGTTTTTTTGTTCTACTAATTCAATAGAATTTTTATTAGCACGAGCTACTTCTTCTTTAGTTCCTTGTAACCTCCAGAACAAACTTAACGTAGTATAAATTTCCCAGTATATGTTATTAACTCGATCATTTAAATTATTATAAGTTTCTTTTGAGATTTCTATATAAACTGGTCCACTAATATTTTTGGCGAAATACCTTTGGAATGATCCTACTCTATAATCATCGTCTGTTGGGTGTGGGTGAGATGTAATAGGTAAGTATCGATCATCTCCCGAATTAGGAAGAGTGTTATTAATGTGAACATGAATTTTAGGAGAATAAGATCTAGCATCTCCTCCTAATTCTTCAAGATCAAACGTAGTAGGTTGAAGTTCATCATTGGGCCCATCTCCAGGGACTTTACCTGTAAAGAATTGTCCAGTAGAGACTTTATAATAATACCCCATGTACTCTTGACCACTACCAATAATAGCATATTCTCCTCCTGAGGTGTATAAATTAGATTTTATTTGGGATTTTGGGTAGTACATGATTAATAAGATGGGTCAGTATCAGTATAGCCTAAAGATAGGAGCATGTTGATTAATTTAGGTGTAGGTATAGGGTCAGTATGGTCTGTAGTTGCTGCTGTAGTATGAGTAAATATACCAAGTTGGTCCCAGCTTTTACCATCTGCTTTATTTGGTGGGATTGATAAAGCACTTCTATTATAATCTCTAGCTGCTTGAGGTCTTTCAGTCATACCAAATACTGACCAGACACTTCCTTTAATTCCATCTTTTATAGGGGCTGAGATTTCTCCAGTTTCTGCTATTTTTTTCTTTCCGTCATGGCGAGAAAGGATACCTTGTATTAAAGTTTTTAATGTTGCTATTTGGACATCTGTATATTCTTGGAAGTATCCATGACCCATCCAATACCAAGGTTTACCATCTTTGTTTTTAAGTTGAATTACTTGGGATTCTGGGATTGTACTTCTATCACCTGGGTCTCTTTTACTGTTTGCTCTCTCATCATAATATGTAGCATATTCAATAGTTCCATCGTCTAAAGTAATAGGAACAACATAACCATAACTAGATATTTCAATACCGATAGAATGATCATTCCAATTATTACCATGAGCTGAGTGTTTACCTTCGGGTATTCCTGCAAATGTGCCTCCAGTTCTATCTACAGCCCAATGGATACCGTTTGTAAAGTAAGGGTTTTCCTTATCGGCATATTTATCTACTTTATTTACGGATTCAACTGTTCTTTTAGCTGTATGATTAGATACTGTAATATGAAGGATAATACTAGTAGGGACTATTTTTCTAAATTGACTTTCTTTTCCTGAGTAGTATGTGTAATCGTCTCCTACTATATGAAGATCGGTTTCGGTATCGGTGTGTTTTGGTTTTGGTGTTGTTCCATCTCCTTTTTGAATAAGTGATTCTGCGTTTTGATTACCTACAGAAGAAGGAATAACTAAAGAATCTAAAGTAGTTTCCCAACCACTCGAATCTACTTTATGATTTAATTTAGTAGCAATAAAAAGTAAATTGCTACCATAGTTAGGAGGTAAAAATTTAGAATTTACACCAAACGTATTATAAATCTTTATTCCAGAAAGACCATCCATAGTAAGGGATAAATTAATAGGAATAAAACCTGTCCCTTGTGGAGTAGGAGATTTAGTTTGGGCCGATATTTCAGTAGAAAGTAAATTTTGGAAAGTTTTATTTAAAGATATTAACTGATTCATCTGGGAGGGGGTTACTGTTCTATCTTCAACATTCTCTAAAATCGCCCAGGTTAAATCCTTTTGGCCTAGTAACTTAGCAGATAAGGTTTGGGTTATACCTAATTCTTCAGCTTCTTTATCAATATCTATATCATCTACTTTTTTAGGAGAAATTCTATCTATAATTCCTTGGTTGAACCATTGTAATCCGGTTGCATTTTCAGCTATGGAGGCACCAATAGCTTGAGCTCCAATACTTAATTGAGTAGCTAATTTAGGGGAAATCTCAGTTTTAATATTAAAATCTTTAACAAAACTTCCTTCGTATTCTCCATTTATTAAAGGATTTAAACCATAAATTTGAAATGTAGCCGTTTTATTAGGATCAAAATTTTGTGTGTATCCTAATTTATCTAAAGTTTCTTTAGCTATAGGAGATTGATCTATTAAATAAACTATATTAGTAGTATCATCAATAACAGGTTCGAGTTTATTTAATCCTCCAAGATTTTTATTAATTCCATCGCATATATATCTTAATAAATCAAAAAGTGAAACACCCCCTTCTTCTTTATACCCACTATTAACTTTTTTTAGAATATATTTTACATTAATATATAAATTCATTAATCTTCCTACATAAGAAACGGGTTCAGTTTCAACCTCTTTTATAAAGGTTGAAAGCAAATTTGAAGCTCCTCCTGTACTTTTATCAGTTCCCGTATACAAATTATAGCCTTGCCCATAAAATGTAAACTCACCTGTATCAAAAATGCAAATTCTGGGGTCAGATGGGAATGTTGAAGCATTAATAGGAATAAGATTAGTATTTTGGTCTATATCAAATGTTAAAGCAGGGGTACCTTTTCCATCTTGAACATAAACGAAACATACATATTCTTGAAGATATTGTAAAAGAGTTCCTAATCTAACATAATATTCTTTATCAAAAAGTCCATCTTGGTCTTCAGAACCTTCATTAACTCCCGAAAATCTTATTCTAGCATAGTCTATAGGGTAATTATTTCCGGATCTTGATAATGTATCTCCACTTTTACGGACTAAAAATTGACTAGCGGCTTCATAGTATGATATGTCACTATTAAGAACCGATCCTATATTAGACAAAACAGAACTAGCTTCTAAATATGCTTTAGAACTTAAACCTTCATCTACATTGCTATCAAGAAAGTCTTGTAGTCGTTTTCTAGCATCTCCTAAAGGACTTTCAGGAGTTGCGTCAATATTTTTAGCAAATTCTTTTATGTTCTCATAATATTGATCAAGTTCTTCAGAGTATTGTTCTAGGCCAGCGGGATCATCAGTTTGAAGATAAAGGGGTCGGGAAAAATTTGATTCTTCCGCTGGGATAAAGTTGCCACTTGCATCGATTGTAAAATCAATCTGGACATTAATAGCGGTTTTATATCCTGTAATTTCTTCGTATCTTTGAGCATCAAGAAGTCCACCTGTATATTGATACCCACCGTAGTAACGTGCTGCCTGTCTATGTAGAATCGCCTTTTCTTCTAAGTTTCGAACTTCTGCTTGTAAAGATTTTAATTTGTTTTCATATGAGGATCCTACAACATTATATGAAATAGAATTAACTTTAATAGATTCTATAACATCCCCAATACTAACTAAATTTATAGTTATTTCATAATTACCTTCTTTAGTAAAATTCCAATTAAAATTAGTAATTTTACCTATCATAGCATCATAATTTCCTTGAGAGGATACTCTAGCTGTTTCAATTTCAGCTAACATTTGGTAATAATCTAAACCACCATCTATAAATTTTTTATAATAAGTTGGGGTTTTTTGGGTTTCTAATTCTTCATCATTATTTATATATACATTATTACCCCATTCTAATAATACAGTATAACCTAATCTAAGATAAAGTAAATCAATAGCGTTAAATTGAGTTATATTGTATGCTGTTAATGAGATAGAGGCTTGTCTTAAAGATCCTCTATTTTTGTATTGTACTTGAATGTCTTTAATCCCAGGCATAGGAACTTGACCAAAATCAGTTAAGACATTTTCCTCTCCTACTCCCCCTAAACCATAAGCTCCTAAAGTATCATCACCTACTCTAAAGGTACTAGTACTTCTATTTAATCCTCCTCGTTGAATAAATTTTGAGTTATTCCATAAAGAAGAACCATTAAATAATACTAAAGATTTAGCTAATACATTATTTTTATACCCAGCAGGAATACCAGCTTTTAATAATACATTTTCATCATCTATATTAACACTTGAAGATAAACGAATAAAAGGAGAACGTTGTTGGTTTAATTGAATTCTAAGATTTCTTAACTTTTCGTTTTCAGCTGGATCATCAATTGAAGATTTATTATCACCATAATATTTTTGGCGAACTTCAATTTGTTTTTGTATTTGACCTTTAATTGGTTCTCCTAATATATTTCCCATAACTAATTTTAATTTAATTCATTATATTGAAACAGGATACTGTCTAGATTTGATGGGATTCTTATTTGTTGGCCTTCAGGTATAAATAAAGAATTTTGGGCCAAATTTTCATTAGCAATAGAAATAACCCACCAATATTTAGGATTACTATAATATTGTTGAGATAAAATATCAAATCTGTCTCCTTTTTGAGATATAACGTAAATATCTCCCTGAGATAAAGGGATTTCGGGGTATTTAGGTGTCTTTGAAGTACTATATCTATTCATCTGATTCTGTTGGAGTATCTGATTCTACGTAAGCTTCTGTAGTTAAATTACCAAAATAATTGTGTTCAAATTTTTCAATATATCCTTTTGGGTCGGTTCCTACTTCTTTAGAAGATAATGTAGTTACATCTGTTTGTTCTACCAAATTACCTTTAAGTTTTTTTGGAATAAAGTCTGGGATTGGGGTAAAGCCCATACTTACTTTCATCATTCTAGGAAGTTCTTTATTGGTATTCTCATCCTGAATATTAATATCAAACCCAGCTTCTAAATTAGGGGTATAAGTTAAATTACTAATAAACCCAGGATGGTCAACTAGATAATCTCCTATAGTAAGTTCAATTAAAGGAGCTCTCATATACCCCGCGTCTGAATAGTCGGGCATAGTATTAGAAGCTATAAAGTTTAATTTTGAAAACATAGGAAGCAGTTCTTGAACTGATTGGGCTACTACCTCAAATTCTAATTGCATAGTTCTAGTAAAACCTCCATATCTATATAAAGAATCTCCTCTACCCACATATTTAACCCCATTCCATTCGGGGGTATAAGTATCACTAAAATTATTAATAAAGGCTCTAAAATGAGTAAACACTTTAAAATTAGGATCATTATTATCAATAGAAGCAATTCTAAACTTAACTATATCTTTTAAGGGGATTGTAGCACTACCATTACTTGCATTTTTAGCTCTGTACATAGGAAAAGCAGTAATTTTATCTAAGGCTTTTACACTACCACTATACCCAATTCCATTATTAGGATTGTATCTATTATATGTAGGGTTACCAGGATCTCCTAAGTTAAAATTATTTTCTCTACTATATGTGTCGTAATCGGGTGAAATTGAAATTATATTAGAGGATCCACTTAATTTAGTACGTAATGTCTTTCTAAAATCATAAACTTTAGGATTAATGTCATATTTTCCTATAGTAGAGGACATTAAAGAAGAAGATGCAGCTAATATTTCTTGGGAAGTTAAAGTTAAAGTCCCGGTTTGATCATTGTTAGGGTTGTAAGTATTTGTACGTCCTGATTTTAAATCATAACCTGCAAAATAAAGTCGTGTTCTACCAACACCTAATGCTGAACCTGGGCCTCCTGTGTATCCTAGTATAGCATTTTCATTTTTGCTAATAGTATTTCTTTTAGAGGTATTTTCAACATCATCCTTACCTATTTTAGTTGCTACTAACTGTACTAATCTGTTAGTATCATTTCCTGAGATGGAGTAATTGTCTTCTTCTCCATCGTTAGTAATAAGTTGTGAATATTTTTTTAAACGAGTTTGTTTAGGGATAAAAATCCCCTCGGAAATGCCTGCTACACTTAATAAAGTATTTGCAGGGTTATAAATACCATCATTAACAACGGAGGTTGGGTTTACGGCTTGGGTTCTAACACTTGCAAGAGATAATTGATTTTGTTTAGCAACAAATAAAGTACCTTTAGTTTGAGGGGTGTTATTTTGAATAAATAAGCTACCAATTCTTACTTCATCAGCAATTATACTTTTAGGTAAGCCAGTTCCACCTCTAAAATAATCTGTTACATTTCCTCCACGTCCTCCAAAAGGGGGTAAAATATTGTACCCTGGAATTCCTACTGGTTTTTGTTCTCCTTTTGAGTCAGGAATAGGAACTATTACTGTAGGGGGAGTGTCAGTATAATTAGAAAATTTTAAAGTCCTAAAATCTGTTTGATTTAAGGAATTTATTAATGGCATATTCTATAAATTATAATCCTCCAGGAGTTTTACCTTCAGGAGCATTTTGTGAATATCTACCTGTACCTAACTGACCATTACCTGGGTAGTGGGTAGTGTATGTAGTAGAGACTCCTGTATTGCTATCAATAGTAGAAGGATTAGGAATGGATACAGTCTTATTAATTTGGTACCTAAAATATTGATTTTTAGGTAAAGCATTTTTGGTAGGATCACCTGATAATGAATATCCTTTTCCAGCTGTACCTGAATTATCAGAATGCATTTCTGATTGTTTTGTAGTATTCTTTAGCCCTAATGCTGATGTAGGTGAGGGAGACCATAAAGCTTGGAAAGCGCTCTTTGTGTTTGCGTTATCTACTAAATCTTTTAAACTCATAATATTATGTTTTGTTTATAAATATATAAAGGTTATTGAATTTGCGATTCTGTAGTAACCTGTCCTGCTGTTACTCTTGCAGGATACATTACTACTTGAAGATTTTTAAGTGAAGCCGCTAGTTGTTGGTTTTGTGCTTGCATTTCACGCATAGCTTGTGTTACAGGAGACATATCTACTGTTGGAGCAGATTGAGAAGACCTAAGATCATTTCTTTGATTTACAGGTAAAGGATTAATACGGGCACCTGATGGGAGGTCTAAGACCTCAGGTCCTACTTCACCTACCATTACTCTACCACCTTTTGTTACTTCACCACCAAATTGAGCTCCTGGTTCTTCTTTTTTACCGGAATTACTAATTAAAGTCATAATACCTCCTACTGCGGCGGCAGCTGCAGCTAGCCCTAGTGCTGCTTTTAAAGGGTTTGCAACTGCCCACCCAGCAACTTTAGCAGCAGTACTAGCTTTTTCTGCAGCTGCTGCTGCAAGGATTTTAGGGACTAGTTGGGCATAACCCGAAACCATTTTAGCTATTTGGACTGTAGCAATACCAGCTAAAACTGTGTTTAAAGCGAATGAATTATCTAGAATACTAATAAACATATTCATAACAGTACCTAAAGGACCATCAGCTATATCAACTAAAGTAGCTTGAAGTTTTTCCATAAGCCCCTGGAATGCCTCTTGTGTTCTAAGTTTTTCAACTTGTTTAGCTACATCTTCTCCTTCCATAGCAGCAATTTCTTCTAGGGTATTATTCCTATATTGCTCCATTAATAACATTTCACTTAAATCACCTACACTCATTCCTAAAGATTCAGCAAAGGCTTGTTGTTGGATAACGTTCATGTTTTGGAAGTCATTAAAGTTTCCCATCTGATCATTGATTTCATCCATTAAACCACTAATGTCATTAGTAAGAGCATAATAACGAGCTCTTTCTAAATTAAGTTGTTTACCCGTAAGTAATTCTGCTTCTAATTCTTTAGAAATAGAAGACTCAAAATCTAATAAACTTCCTGCTATTTGATTTACTTTACCTAAGTCAGTCCCTAGTGCTTTAGCTTTTGAAATAGCTTCAGTTAATGCTGTGGTTGAACCTTTGAATTGGGCTAATGTGTAGGCACTTTGTTTACCTACTTCTTCCATTACTTGTTTTTGGTTTACCTGAACTCCATATTGAGAACTGATTTGGCTTGTAATTTCGTAAGAATCTAGTTTTTGTTGTTGGAAATCTTTACCAGTAGCTTCAGCAAATTTTCTAAGTTGTACAGCACTTTCAACCGATATTCCTAATTGTTTAGTTAATTCTGTTTGAGTAACTGCGTTTTCAGCATTTAATTTTCCTGTAACTCCTAATAGTTCGTTGTATTCCATTTGGGATTCTACAACTTTTATACTATTAAGGTAATTACTTCCGGTAGCATTAGCAGCATCTACTAATTGGTCTTTATATTCTTTAGCTTCTTTTAATGAAAGATTTAAAGATTTTTGTATACCTACAAACTGTTCATTAGCTTTTCCGGCTGCTTTAGCAATTGCTAAAATGATAGTCATAGGGTCAGTTAAAGCTTTACCAAACCCTCCAGCTAAAGATCCTAAACCTTTCATTAGGGTTTTCATTTTCCCTAAACCACCAGTAGCAATTTCAGTAGCTTCAGCTTCTATTTCAGATCTTTCTGCAACAGCATCGTTAAGACGACCTTGCATAGCTACCCTTCTTTCATCTGCTTCTTCTGCTGTAAGTAAACCTTGTTCTTCTCTTTCATTAATATCACTAATAGCATCTGAATATTGCTGGATTTCAGAATTTATACTAGTAAATCTATCTTTAAAAGCATCACTATTTTTAACCGCATTAATTTGTTCTTTAGTAAATGCTTCCATTGAGGCCACAGCCTCATCTACCTTAAGAAAACCTGAAAGTTGGCCTAGTCCTGGGATGTTGGTTATTCCTTTAAGGATACTACCGGTTAATCCTAAAGATTCTTCAATAGCGGTTTGTTCTCTTAGAGCTGATTCTAATTGGCGATTAAAAGAAGATTGTAGACCAACATTTTCTTGTAGAATTCCATTTACTTCATTTAAAAATGCTCTTTCCTTATCAGTAAGGGTTCCAGCTTGTGCTTTAACCTTTAACTGTTCTTGTTGAACTTTTAAATTTTGGAATTCTTCTTTAGATTTCTGTTGTAATTTTTCTAATTGTTTAACAGAAAGATTTGTAATATCTTTTTGTCTATTAACTAAATCCCCGGCGATACTGGTAAGTTGTTTGGTACTACGTTTAATTTCATTCGTAGTATTTTTACCTTTAGTCATTTCATTTACAATATCTGTAAATGATCTAAAAGTATAGCCTAATTCATTGTTAATATCTTGAATTTCCCTATTAACAGAATTTAATAAGGTTTCAGCTTGAGCGTATTGATCATTAAGACTAGTTCCTGCTTGTTCAGCAGCCTTAATATTATCAAGCATTTGTTTAAAACCAGAGTTATTAGGACTTAGAGAGCTAATTTTTCTCTCTAATTCCGTCATTTTCTTATTAAATTCGTCTAATGTCGCCATCTATGGGTGTTTGGTAATAAATATTAAAAGCCCCAAAGATTTATGAATACTTTGGAGCTTTATTTTTGTTTTGAGGCTGGTATTGTTTGCTTAATTCAGCAAATGCCGGGCGGTTTATTTTTCCATCTTCCCCTATAATACTAGTTTTATTAGGATCAGATTGAGATTGTTTAGAGTCTTCAGCTTGTTTTTCATAATATTTTTTTATTTCATTAAAGGTAAATTTTCTAAGCCAAATAGGCATATTATAGACGGTATAAAAATCATACCCCCCATTACCATGAAATATAATATCGTGAATCTGCTGGAATAGGGTTTTCCTATAACTCAGCGCTATCTTCGAGGTTAGGCCAAAAAAAGTCAAGTCCAATGGGAGCGCTGCGAAATCGACCGTCCTCCCCCTCGTAGGACAGATCTACATCAGGCATGCAGTTCTTGTAATGCTTTCTAAATTCTCTAGAATCAGTAGCTAAAAAATAATCGTTAACAAATTCAGAAATAACTTCAGATGAAGAATCATCATTTACAGATGTAATGATGTAACGAAGTCTAGTAAGGAAATCACTTCCACCTTTATTTACTTTAGCTAAACCTTCAATTTCTTTATTAATTTTAACTTCATCATGACCCGTTAATAATTTAAAGGTTAATTTAGTTTTAGTAGTAGGGGTTACAAATGTAAATTCATTTTTCCCATCTGTTAATCCCTCAAAATTATTATTAATGTTTTCACATTGAGAAAGATCCATACTTTCAGATTTACCACTAACCGTAAAAGTATAATTAGCTCCATATCCTAAAATACGAGCTGCTACTAATAAAGCATTTTTATCTCCTACAATTAAATCTTTTAAGTCAAAATCAGGAGCTACAACCATAGATTGTAGTAATTTATCTAATACGACTCCTTCTCTAATATAATTTTGATTAGTTAAGATATCTTCATCTTTAGCAGTCATGTATCTCATTTCTACTTTACCGTCTCTTAGGGGATGACCATCGGCGTAGAAAAAACCTTTAGAGGGTAATTCAACTGTTTCAGTTGGAAATTTAAATTCGCTCATAAATTTTTATTTAGTTATAACTTTATATCGAGTATACATATAACGATAAAAAAGAGCTTGAACAAAGCCAAGCTCTCTTTAAAGAAATATGTAAACTTTTTTAGAAGTTTAATACACAATAATCCATACCTAACGTTACTGTTAAGTTTACAGCACCAGCATCAGTATCCCAGTTATATTCACCGAAATTAGCAGACTTAATAAATGCACCTTTGATTACCCATTCAGAAACAATATCACCAACAGGACCTAAAACTTGGATAGTTGGGTTTTTCTTATAAAAATCTGAATAACCATCTCTACCTGTTACTGATTCGTGGTGTAGTCTAAACCATTCGATTACGGCTTGTGCACCAGAAGGAGTGATCGGATCATATAATGTCATCGTGATATCACCCCAGTTGGCTCTACCTTTAATTTTACGATAAACATTGATATGATTAAGTTTAATTTCACCCTGATCTACAGTTACTGCAGATAGACCTTTAATCATAAAAGCAGGAACACCACCTAGATTAAAAATAAATCTATTCTGAACCTTAGGTTCAAACGGAGTGAAAAACATTGTATTTACGTCTACTATTGCCATTGTGCTATATTATTTTATTCTATTATAAATATTTACTTTTTCAATTTTTACGCTGGGAAGGTAGCTCCTGTTGGTAAGATGTTGAAATCTAAGTAAATGAATTCAGCAGTTTTAGTTGGTTGTAAATAAATTTGACCAATTAATTGGTTTCTATCAATTACATCCGGAGTATTATTGCTGTCATCCATAATCACTCTAAACGCGTATAAACCTTGTTGTTGTTGAATTGTTTCTAAATAAGGTTCTACAGCTGCTAAGAATGAATTTCTAGTCTGTTGAGTATTTTGTTCGAATACTAAGTTATTTGCAATTTGAGAAATATATCTCTTAACAGCAATCAATAATCTTCTTACGTTTACTCTATCTAAAGCAGATGCTTTAGTTTGTAAAGTTTTCTGACCGTATACTACAACACCAGTTCCTGGGAATTGAGCAATTGGGTTTACTTTACCATCGTATAATGTATCTCTTTGTCCTTGAGTTAAAATTCTTTCAGGTTTAATTACTCCACCTAATGCACCTCTAGTTAAACCAGCAGGAGCGAACCAAGGAGCTGAAGCGTTATCTGTGAAAGCATATACTGCAGGGATCATTGTTGAGGCAGGTATCCAAACATTTCTTCCTAAGTCAGGATCTTGTACCATTAACCATGGCCAGTAAGTTGCTGCATATGAAGTATCTCTTGCTGATGCTTCGTTTACTACTGTAGTTACGGTAGATCCATAAGTAGCAACATCCGTTACTAATAATGCATCTCCTCTTACTTGAGTATTGTTAATTGCAGTTGTAATTGTTGTAGCATAAGCACCTTGATCAATTACACCTGGGAGAGATAATACATTGTATTGATAAGCATCTTGGTTAGATAACAGATTTAACATATCAGTGTAATCTGCTGCTGCAATACCTTGAGCTCCTTTATCAGTTGTTGTAATAGCTTCGTATACTGGTGTAGCACCTGTAGTTCCAAATGTACCTAAAGCAGCACCTTCAGCTCCACCGAATGAGCCTGATCCTAATGAAGGGATAGAAGATGTAAATGCCGCTTTTGGATTTCCTGAGTTATCTAAGTAATTAGGGGTTAATAAACTAACTGATTTAATTCTTACGAAGTTTGAACCATTAGGATATGAACCTGAAACTGCGATATAAGGGTTGCTAGAATCTGAAGTATCTAATACTGGTTTTTGGTCACCAATTACATTTGAAATAAAGTTTGGTGAATAAGGATCTAAAGATAAGTTGTTGTAAGTTTCTAAAACGTTTTGATCGTTTTGCTTATCATCACCTCTTCTAACAATAAGTGTGAAAGTACCTGAACCTGTGTTTCTATTAGTTACAGACCATCTAATATTATCACTAGAACCTGAATCTAACAATGCACCATCTGAAGCTTCTGTACAGGTACTATTCATGATAAGACCTTCACCAATTGTTTCTAATTGGAAAGCTTCTGTAATAGATTCGGTTTGGGCACCACCACCTAAAGTAAATGCCGTTACGAATGAAGAAGCTGAACCTGTTTGGATAGTTATACCATTAAGAGCAGTACCAGCGGCAGAAGCAGAAATTGCTAGCACTGATGATCCTTCATCTACACCTGTTAATAATGAAGAACTTAAAGATTCAGAAATCTTAGTAGCTAAGAATCCTACATAAGCAGCTGTATCTGAACCTGTAGCCACAAAGTATAATGGAGCTGAATCAGCTGGTAGTCCATTTGTTGGGTCGGCTGCTACGAATCTATAAGTAGTTCCTGAGTAGGTGAATCTTAATTCGTCTTCTACACCACTTGGCCCACCAAATCCTGATGTTAGACTTAAATCTCCACTACCTGTAGCTAATTTAGTTCCTACTGGAACCCCGGCGTTAATAGAAGAAGTAGCAGAAGTGTAAGAACCTGTTACTACTCTTGCTACTAGTAATGAATCACCTCCTGCGTTGAAGTAATTATAAGCTGCAATTGAAGTTAAGAATGAATTAGAGTTGCTAGCACTAACGAAAGTAGTACCAAAAATGTTTTGGTATTCGCTATAGGTGCTAACTACTGTAGGAATATTTACTGGACCTTTTACTGTGGGACCGATAATAGCGGCGCCTACTTGAACAGGTAATTGGGTAAGGAACGACTGGTCTGTCTCTCTCGCTAATACCCCTGGTGATACTAATGTTTCTGCCATTGTTAAATTAGGTTATATTTTATTATAAATATTGGGTTTTCTTTCAAAAATTACTCTTTTGTAACCTCACCTGTTTCAATATTAATATAACCTTCTCCGTACTTGTCTTTAATGGATTTGCTTAAAGAGGTGTTTTTAATATCAACCTCTTTTACTTTTTCTATTAATTTTTCTTTTTCAATTAAGTAGTTAAATTCTAAATCTCCTAATTGATTAATTAATAACAAGTTTTCTTCTCTTAATTGTTTTAAATTTTGTAACTCTTCTGTGGTGAGAATATTTTTTTCCATATTAATAAATATTAAGCATTTTGTTTAAAGATAAAATTACTCGTTCAGGAGTAATATTTTTTGTACATTCAAATTGTCTTTCAGTATCTTTATGATCAGGACACCATTCCCAATCACCTGGGTTTAACCATTCTCTGTTAAAGCATCCACTACATAACCCTTCAGGTGCAGAAATACGTTCACAGTCTTCAAATTCAGTCCAATCATAACTAAATCCAGAAATAAGTGCTGTTGGGGTTCCTAAAGCCCAAGACATCCATGATAACCCACTACCTAAACCAATAAAAGCTTCAGCATTAACTATTTCATTCATTCGTGTTTTAAGAGAAATGTTACCTGTCCTATTAACTATACCTTTTAAAGTTCCTCCTAGTTTAGAATCATGCCATTCATCTCCCCAGGGTTCACTAGAAATCATAACTACTTTATACCCCTTATCATTTAAGTAATCAATTACTTTTTGCCATCCGCCTGGGTAATTCCAGTATTTAGCATGTGCTGAAGCATGGGGAGCGATTACAACGTATTTATCTTTAATTTTTCTTTTACTATTAGGAATATCTATAATAGGTTTAACCTCAACAGGATCAAGATCTAATATACGATATGCTGTGGCTTGTAAAGGATGTTGTTTAAAATCAATTGGTGTTTGATTAAGATCTACATCTTGACTATTTTCTTGGTAGAACCAACCAATACCGTACATAGCATATAAATCGTATACTTGAGTTCCTGGTTTTATAAACTCTAAATTTGGGTATTTTTTCTGGAACCAATCGTTATGGAATGTAGATACAATTAGTTTACATTGATGTTTTTTTCTAAATTCTTCTACATATGGGAACCAAGCTAATGTATCACCAATAGCACTTGAATCTAAATGAATGTAAACACGTCTATCTTTAGCATCGTATAAATGTCTAAAAGCTAGAGTATTATCTTCTTTATCAAATACTTCTACCCTCCAATTAATAAAATAAGTAACACTAGTACGTGTCCACATATTATTTTTAATATCAGTTGAATGAATTAATTCACCAGTATCATGGTTAAAGAACTTAACATGGTATTCTTTTTCTTGAGGACCTTGGACTTCTAAACAAGCACCTTTAACAAAATTAACTATAAAATTATTAGAAGGTTCTCTAAAATCTTTATATAGGGCTTCTGTATTGTTGTATTCGTGGATTAAAACTTCTTTCATGCTAATAAATAATCATTAGTTAATTCTTCTTTTTCTATAACTTTATATCCTAATTGTTCTAAAAATGGTACTGCGGTATGAGTATTATCTTCTATCCATAGCATGGGTTTATCTTTTTTAAGTAAATTAATCATACCTTTTATAGCATTTACTTCATACCCTTCTACATCTAATTTAATAAAATCTACTTTAGATGGGAATTCTAAATTATCTAATGCTACTACTAAATTACTATTTTTACTATAATCTACTACTTGAACTACACCACTATTTGATTCGTGTCCATCATTAAAATAAACCATTATATTTTTTTCTCCAACACCTACATTAAAACAATGTACATCAAAATATCTTTTAGTATTTTGTTTTAATAAATTAAAATTTTCAGTAAATGGTTCAAATGCCCAAATTTGTATGTTAGGATAGTTTTCTTTAAACTGGAGGCAGTGGGAACCTATATTAGCCCCAATGTCTAAATAAAACCCATTTTCAGGGAAATAATCACACCATTTAGTAAATAATTCAAATTCCCAAAAATCTCTGTATTTTATAATATCATCAGAGATGCATTCTGGGCCTTCAAATATAATCATTGGAGTATTCCTAATATTAACTAATCTAGTATCTCGTCTCATAGAATTGATTCATAGATTTGCATTAACTCAATAGTACGATTTCTCCAATTTAACTCTTCTGCTGTCTTACGAGCATTAGTAGAATACCATTCGTACTCTTTAATTATAGTATCTAAACCTTCTACTAAAGCAGGAACATTACGAGGGGCTCTCCATAAACCATGAAATGTAGTTTCCATTTCAATCCAACCTAAAATAGGTAAACCACAAGCAGAAGCTTCTAATAATGTTAAATTAGGATGCCCTGCTTCTAGTTCTGAGGGGTGTAGGAAAATAGTATGGTCATGGTAAATGTCTAATAACTCATCATTTGAGGGTTCCCAAATAATATCTAATTTAGAATAGCCAAATGTCCAAGGATTTTCTCTGAAGTAATTTTCATTGTTTTTAGGACCTACTATAGTAATAGGTAAATTACGAGCCATTGCAGTTTGAATCCCAAATGTAAATCCTTTTCTATCATATCCGTTATGACCTCCTAACCCATTATTAGCTAACATAAGTAATTTATGTTCTAATGGAGGAGTATTATAATTTTCTTTAGGATATAAAGCATTACTATCAACCCCATGAGCAAAATATTGTATTTTAGGGTGGTTATCAAACCATTCTTTTAAATATCTTGCTGGTACTAATGAGATAACTGAGTTTTCAATTGCTTTAAGGTTTTCTTTATATACATGAGAATCTTTACCCCAATGTACTACATGGTGATCATGTAATTGGTAAATATAAGGAATACCTCTTGATGCTAAAGAATTAGCTAGGTTAGCTACATGACAATGTACAATATCAAATTCACCAGGTAAAATATGACCCTCTAATCTATGAGTAGATTCATGACCTAAAGCAATTTGATTTTGTTCAAATTCCCAAATAATTTTTTCAATTGCACCCCAATTTTTAGGAGGGATACTTAAACCACAAGCAGGGTCTACGTGACAGATTCTCATTCGGCTGCGTATATTTCAGGACTATTTTCGTCCATTCCTTTAAATTCTTGTTCAATAATACTAAATCCTGGAAGGTGTTTAGTATAAATTTTTTCTGCTGTACCTACACGTAAACGAGCTACATTACATACCCACATATCAAATGCATCCCAAGGTGTTGTAGTAATCAATAATTTAATTTTATCTAACTTATTATTATTAATTAAATATGATTGAGCTGGGATAAATGGGGTAACATCTGTATAAATGTCTTCTATTTTGGGACCATTTAAATTTCTATTTTTCCACGGATTACCAAACCCAATAATATCTTGATCTTGTTCATTCGCTAATCTACTAAAACGTTTTAGGGATTCAAATAGTTCATTATAATCAGATTCAACAATTACATCACCTTCAAATACTAAAACATAATCATAATTAGAATTATCTTCAGCTAAGATTGCATCTGTATGTGCTTTATAACATCCATAATGGCCTGGGGCTAGTTTATAATATCCAGGAACATCTTGAACATCATTAGGTCTATTACAAGTATCTTTTGGAGGAGTTTCTGTCCAAATTTTATTTATACGTTGTTCGTATGTAATACCTGTTTTATTACAAAAATCTTTAATATTTTCTATTGAACGAATTTCTTTTTCGTTTGTTTCTGGTTCTGTAACCAGGTGCATTAGTTTAATATTCTTATGGTTTTTATAATTAATTAAGCCATTATTAGGTAAAACATTAAGTAAATATTCTTTATCTAATTCTAATATATTACTATCTACTAGTTTGCCGGTTACCAAATCGTAACTTTCCATAGTAACAGTATAATGATTATTTACATTGTAAGAAACATCTTCAAACCAGGTAATTCGATTAGTTACTTCAAAATTAGTATCAAAAATAATTTCATCATTTTCTTTAACTTGAATGATAACTTTTCTACTATCTTTACTATTAGTAATTTGTAAATATGGAGCAAAATTCCCTTTAGTAGTAGGCAAAATTGTAAAATATTCTACTCTAGAGAAATCCCTAAATTCAATATACTTTTCTAAAAGTTCTTTAGTAGCTAAATCCCTTTGTAATGTATCGTCTTTAATATAAAAGATATTATCCTTTTTAAAGAAAGCATTACACCATAAATTTTCTAATGTGTTACTTTCAGAGCTAAATTTAATTACTAAATCATCGTAATCTTTAGCAGTATGGATAGCTGGGATTGTATCTAAGAAGAATTTAGGTCTGATACCCATAAACCATGTAATTACACAAGGTCCTTCAATTTCATTAAAGTGATATAAGTAAGTATTTTTTGTTTCTAATACTCTAGAAGCAGTATCTAAAATTTCCCCATTTTTAATTAAATAATCAAAATTTAAGAAGAATACTTTTTTAAACCCTAATTTATCAGCTAATACAGTACCATTATAATAGTTAGTATAAACTGCAGGACCGTGATATACGTCGTTACCATGAGCTCTTAAATTAATGTCTACTTTAATTTCAGGACTATCCCACCAAGAATTACTAAAGAAAGTATGTTTAGTTAAAATATTGTTTTTATCATATACACAATAATCTGCTTCTTCTTGTAATTCTTCAGGAATAGGAGCATGAGAAGTTAAAATAACTTTACGCCCTGTTTGTTTAGCTTTTTGAATACATTCTTTTGTAGTACTAATTACACTGTCTGTAACTGGATATGTTGAGATAATGATAGCTTCCTCTTCAGGGTTAATACTACGTTGTTGTAATTCAAGATTTTCTAAGATTATATTACAATTTTTATCAAAATTATCAAATTCTAAGTAATTTAAACCATCAAATTTATCAAAATAATTTAAGTATACTGGAAGGTTATAGATTAATACTGGGATTTGGTATGATAATGCCTCACGGATTACTAAAGGCATTGTTTCTTTATCATTATTGGTCCCACGAGAAGTAAATAAGAACAAATCCATAGATTGATAAAAATTATCTACGTCTGTTCTTTCATTCCACCAGGTAACATTATCAGGTTTATCCTTCATTAAGGGTTCCCAATAAAATTTAAAGTTTTGAGCTTGGTTACCTACACAATGAAATTCTACCTCAGGTAGTGAACGAGCATATTCAAAAAATTCAGCTTGGTTTTTACGAGGTGTGAATAACCCAACGTGTAATACATGCTTTTTCTGCGGGTTTAAGCCCAATTTACGCAATGCCTCTTCACGATTAGGGCGATCAATATACTCAATAGGATATTCGACTAATACCTTAGGTATATCAATATTTTCGTATTGTTTTATTTGCCAATCTGACACAAACATGAACTTATCTGGTAGGAAACGTTTTTGAGTTGTGTCGTAAGATGAATCATGAGATGTCTCTACAATAATGTAATTTCTATCTTTAGTATAGATTTTTTTAGCAACTTCAAAATCCATAAAGAATTCAGGAATTTCTTCTAAATGGACAATATCGGGTTGAACCTCATTGATAATATCAATAAGCTTCATTTTATCTTCTCCTAATTCAAAAAATTTATCGGGATCTACTAAATTAAGAATTTTATCTCTTTGAACTACTAAAACTCCTCCTGTATGGTTTACCCATTCTACAACATAAATCTCAAATTCGTCTTTAAGTAATTCTACTTTTTTAACTAAATATTGAGGTAATCCTCCTGTAGATAAGTGAGGAGCTACATAAAGTAATTTTTTCATAAACTAGTTTTGTAATTGTAACTAAATATAATAACCTATTAATACATATCCAAATTATTCCCTAACCCAAGCTGGAAGGTAATAACTGGTTCCTGAAATAACAACTTCAACCCATCCGGCTGCAGTTTTGCCTACATCATCTGGGACGTTATTATCACTAAAACCACCAGGACCAGACATTGGAGTAGCAGAAGAAAAAGTATGTCCTTGTCCACTAGTACCACTTGTACCAGGAGTACCTGAACCTGAAGTACCATTTGAACCGTTTATTGAAGCTCCTGCAGTAGCAGATTCACCCGAAGTACCGGCAGTACCAGTAGTACCTGAAGTAAATGAACCACCTGACATTGAACCTACACCTGATGTACCGGTACTACCAGAAGTACCTGCAGTACCTGAAGTACCACTAGTGCCAGAATTACCTGAAGTTCTAGCAGCTCCACTAGTACCATTTGTACCTGAAGTTCCTGAGTTACCTGAATTACCAATGTTACCTGAGGTACCATTAGTACCATTTGTGCCAGATGTACCACTATTACCTGAAGTACCCGAAACACCACTTGTACCTGAAGTTCTAGAATTACCTGAGGTACCATTAGTGCCCGAAGTACCACTATTACCTGAAGTACCATTTGTACCTGAGGTTCCTGAATTACCGGATACCCCATTTCCTCCTGATGCACCTGTTGTTCCTGAAGTACCGTTTGTACCTGAATTTCCTGAATCACCACTAGTACCAGAATTACCTGAAGTACCGCTAGTACCATTTGTACCTGAAGTTTTACTAGAACCGGATTGACCACTTACACCACTTGTACCTGTTGTACCTGAAGTACCTGCAGTACCTGAAGTACCACTAGTACCAGAATTACCTGAAGTACCACTTGTACCGTTTGTTCCTGAAGTACCTGAATTTCCTGAGTTACCTATAGCTCCAGAAGTACCATTAGTACCATTTGTACCTGAAGTTCCTGAGTTACCTGAAGTTCTTGAAGCACCACTAGTACCGTTTGTACCTGAAGTTCCTGAGTTACCTGAATTACCTGCGGCACCTGATGTACCTCCAGTACCATTTGTACCTGATGTTTTGCTAGAGCCAGATTGACCTGAAACACCTGAAGTACCCGTTGTACCTGAGCTTCCCGAAGTACCATTTGTACCTGAGGTGCCTGAGTTTCCGGAATTACCAGTATTACCTGCTGTACCAGAAGTACCGTTTGTACCTGAGGTTCTAGATGCTCCTGAGTTACCTGTTGTACCGTTTGTACCAGAAGTACCTGAGTTGCCACTATTTCCTGAAGTACCATTAGAACCAGAAGTACCGTTTGTACCTGAAGTTCCTGAGTTACCGCTATTTCCATTGGCTCCATTTGTACCTGAAGAACCGGTTGTACCTGAGGTACGTGATAAGCCAGCTTGACCTGCTACACCACTTGTACCAGTAGTTCCTGAAGTACCTGCAGTTCCATTTGTACCAGAAGTACCTGAGTTTCCGCTATTTCCTGAAGTACCGTTTGTGCCTGAAGTACCAGAAGTACCTGAGTTTCCGCTGTTTCCTGAAGTACCGTTTGTGCCTGAAGTACCTGAATTTCCTGATACTCCAGA